TGGCCCTGCTATTAATCTAAAGGTATCATTAGCAATAGTAGATGATAAAGTAAAATCATTGCCTGCTTGTAAGTTAGGTGTTACTCCAGTATAGTTTACAATTATTTTACCGTAACCAAATGAAGCCCCTAACGTTAAATCACCTGTACCAATACCACCAATAAGATCCCATTCACTAGTATCAAAAATACCTTGCGTAGTTCTTTTGTTTGCTCTCCACCATGCAAGAGCCTCAGACTCGATGCTGGTTCCACCAGTTACATCAGTTACTTCTACTGGATGGTATACAACATGACCTTCTTCATAAGTTCTGTTATCTACCCACGGATTAGCTACTGCTTTAAAGTTTTCATCTACTTCACCGTTTAGAAGCTCTCTTTTAACTTCATTTCTATAGATGATATATTCTTTCAGATTGAATGCCATTTAATCTTATCTTTTTTTATTTATTCAGGTGGTTCATTAATAATAGTAGCATCATCATAAGGAAATTTATCTTCATTATTTCTTGATGTAAATACCTCCCTAAGCTGATGCAAATACCAAGTACCTTGTGACCACCCAGGCTGTGCATAACACGGAGAATATATTCCTGTGGTATAAATTCTAGAAAGTTCATTCCAGTATTTTCGGTAATCCTCAACTGCCCTGTTGATAAAAGCAATCTGCCTATTGGTAAATACGGACCTTTGTGAATTTCTCTGTATGTCAAAAGATGATCCACTAGTAAGTTTAAATTTATCAGTTAAATCTTCCGCTCTATATTCAGTTATAAAATCATAAAGATTACTTTCTCCTAAAAATAATTCAACAGATACTAAATCACCAACTAAACAATTATCAAAAGGTACATAATTACTTTGATAAAATAATTCCATTTCAGGAATTCCAGAAAAATCTGTAAATTCAGTTTTACCACTAGCATCATCATAAAAGCCTAAACGGATTTTTGATACTTCAATTTTGTACTTTTTTAAATAAACAAAAAAGTCTAATGATAATTTAAATGTTAATGCTTCAATGACCAAGAGGCTATACTATTTTTTGTATATATTCAGCTCTTTATTGTGTGGTAGTCATTTACTAGGTTAGAAATTTTACCGTGAGTAACATTACATTGATTAAAAATTTCAAGATGAGCAGTATCCCTATAATCTTGAATCCAATAAACGTGCTTAAATCCTGCATTGACTAAAATCTTAGTACACATTTTACACGGTGACAATGTTAAGAGTATTATGTAATTCTGTGGATCGTATTCTTGGAACTTGGCGATCATATTTACTTCAGCATGAATAAACCCACTTTCACCTGGTGTTAATGAATCTTCCTCTGTTCCGGTTTCTTTATTAGTTTCAGCACCACTATAAGATCCATTATAACCAAAGCTTGCTATTTTACTAAAGTCTTTCTTTAATGCCATACAACCAACTTTAGTTGTAGAAGAATTAGAAAGATCTCTAATACTAAGTAAAATATTTTCAAAGGCGTTTACCTTTAGCTGAAGTCGTCGAAGTTTGGAATCCATTTTTGTTTAATTAATGTAGCTTTCATTTTTACTTCTGGTAATTCTTTATTTAGACTATTTGCAATTTTAATATTTTCTCTATCATCATCAAAGAATTGAAAGTTTCTAAATCCCATTTGAACAAATTTCATAAAGGCTTCCTTTTTCTTTTGGGCAGTAGAGCCAGTAAATCCTAAAGAAGGATCATTAATAGCAAATATGTAATCTGGGTTAATCTTTACTCCATTGTGTGAGAGAAAATCATAGATGAGTTTTGCATCATCTCTTGCTGTAATAATCCCAACAGCTTTACCTTTTGCTATAGTTCTTTTTAAGATGTTAAAAACCCACTCAATAATTTTACCACCTTTAAGGATTTCTAAATCTCTAAAGTCAGAAAAATCAAATTTGTCATGAGGCTTAGTTTTAAAAGTATTAAATTCTTGTGGTGTAAGCTCAATCTCATATCCTGTTTTTGGATTGAAAACTTTAATTTTGCTTTTGGTAACAACTAAAGTATCATCTACATCAAAAACGGTTATGTCTTTTCCTTTGCTATATACTTCAAATAGTTCCATACAATATATATTATTTAATTTCTTTTCTCTTACTACAGGTGAGATATGGAATGGATACATTAACAATCCCTCCCATTCTCATATATGTGTTTTACTACAGGGAACCTTAATGAATATCCACCGTTCTGATTTTGGCTTTCTTCAAAATATTGAACAGTTACTGTTTTACCGATTAGTTCATTATGATTGTTGAGGTAGTGTTCTCTTTGTTCTTTTGAGAATCCAGATCCTACACTTACCTTATTACCTTTATGTTCAATAATGATATTACTTAGGCCTTCCTTTTCAATCTGCTTTCCGTTTTCCGTCCATCTCATGGTGCCGTTAACACATTCCAATACCGTGTATTCAGCATCATGGAATTTTTTAACCTTTAGAAGATTGTGACTTCTCTTACCTTCATACCCGATATTCTTTCTAACCATGATTCCTTCAAATCCTGCCTCTTCAGCTTCTTTAGCCATTTCAGTAAACTGTTCTTCGGTAGTCAATTGAACTTGCGGTAAGAATTCCAACATATCTGAGTTGATATTTTCTGGAATATGATCATATCCGTTGCGGAGTCTTTCGGTAAGCGGTGTAGTTCCAATCTTATCGTCAAATTCATCTAAGGTTAAGTAATCAAATACAAAGAATTTAGGATTTTCAATTTGGTGATTCTTCTTTCGGATTTGTTTCATAATTCCTTGGAAGTCTTCATTACCATCTTTATCCACCATACAGATTTCTCCATCTAATATAAAGTCTCCACCTATCTTAGAAATCTCATCGGCAAGTTTACCTAGAGTTTCAAATTCTTTACCGTTCCTTGAGAAGAAGGTAACCGTGTTCATTTCTTTACGGCAGATACAACGGACACCATCCAATTTTCTAGAACCGTACCATTCTCCGCTTTGAAAATCCACTCTCTTAGGGTTGTAGGCATTTGCCAAAGCCACCTTAAAGGTAGGAATAAGATCTGGGTGGATTGCCTTATTGATAGAGGTAGTACCACATCCCATATTCAGATCCCTGTTAAGAATAGAATAAATGATAGTTTCCCATTGTGGCCATTCTTTAACAAAGCGATTTACATTAGCAATTGCAGAGTGGCCAGTACAGACCCTATTTCTAAGATCATCCAATAAGGTAAAGATACTACCGTAAGTATTAGGATGGCCTACAAGATCTGAATTCTTTTTACAATTCTTTGGAGTAACATTATATTTGTAATAAGGATTGTAAGTATAGAAGAAAACTTTTTGAAGAAATTCTCTATCCTCATTCTCCTCAGAATTATCGGCATACTTTTTAAGGGTTGCAATTTTGTGGTTTCCTGAAGAGGAAGAACGCATTTCATCCAAGAAGGATTGTAGATAAGTAAGGTTTGTGTATTCAGTCATATTCCGTTTATTTAATTATATTATAAATATAATAAAAAAAATTGGGAATTGAAAATATTTTAGAGACTTTTTTCTAAAAGTTATTAACAATTTTTTAGCTGGTCCTGTATAGATTTAAGCTTGGCGCATTTTTCATAATCTTCCTTTTCTTCAAAATGTAATAGGATTGAATCTAAACTATGTATTCTATGTTTAGCAGTTTTTTCATCATACTGAAGAACTTGGTCAGGAAACATTGCTATTACAGTATAGCACAAATTCATATACTCATCCCAGCTTGTATGCTCTAAACTATCTAAGAGCCTCCTCATAAATTCTTCTTCGCTATTGTCCATTTTCTATGTCTCTCATTTTCTTAATTAATAATTCTTGTTCATTTACTGAACACTGTCTATCCAAACCCAGCCTAATAGTATTCTACAAAAAAACCTATTTATTATATTTGGCTTTTTAGCAAAATTAAATTGCATATAATTTGCTTCACTTCCTTTACCGGTTATTTGGTAGCAACCAACGTATTTTGGTGTCGGTATTTGATTAAATTTCCAAGTTCTATTTTCTTTCATTTTCTAAGTCTCTCATTTTCTTAATTAATAATTCTTGTTCATTACTTAATTCACTTGGTAAATCAACAAATATATTTATATAAAAGTCGCCAAGTACATTTGGGTTATTGTATGAAGGGAATCCTTTACCCTTTATTCTTAGCATTGTACCGTTTCTTACACACTTAGGAATTGTATAAGTAATCTTTTTATCAAAAACATCTATGGTACCTTTACCACCTAAAAGAGCATCATACATATCAATATGTCGTATTGTATGTAAACCTTTTTTGTCTAAGTAAAAGTCAGGGTCTTCCTGTAAAAGAATAGTTAAAATAAGATCGCCGTTTTGGTCTTCTGTCATTCCACGTTGACCTAAACCTTTTAGTCTCATTCTCTGTCCATGCTTTACACCAGGCTTAATATCAATGTTAATTGTTTTTGTACCTAACCTAATTTCTTTAACGCATCCATAATAGGCATCATGTAAAGTAATGTGTATTTTAGATTCAACATTTGATCCTCTTGTGCTAAATCCAGAATTACCTCTAAACCCACCACCGTATCCTGGATTATTATATCCACCTGTTCTAATGAAGTCCTCGAAGAACCCTTCATGAAAGGCACCTCTAAATGGATCACTACTTATCTGATCATATTGAGCTTTCTTTTTAGGATCACCAAGAGTTTCGTATGCATCTGCTATTTCTTTGAATCTCTCCTCATTACCTGATGATTTATCTGGATGATATTCTTTGGCTAGCTTTCTATATGCTTTCTTTATCTCAGTTTCAGTTGCTCCTTTATTTACCCCTAAGGATTTGTATGGATCTTTCATTTCCAAAATAACTGTATGCCTATAAGACTACAGGCCAAACACAGTGATACTATTGTTTTTGTGGTAATTCCTTCTCCAAGAAAATACCATGTTAAAAATGTAAATGAAATAATTCCTGATCCAAATGCAATGAATCTTCCTGGCCATAAAAGACCATCATAATATTCTACTATAAATCTTGTACCAAAAATTAAAATGTAACTTATACTGGTTCCCATAAATAAAGATACCAAAAATGGATTCTTTTTAAACCAAGGCCATACAAATTGCCCATTCGTTTGAAACCATATTGCTGATTGCCCTAAGAAGAACAATAAAAATGCTAAAATTAACTTATTCATTTATATAATATTTATAACCCATCCGAACCATGTGGTCCATGTGGTGTTCCATTTGTTTTGCAGTTATCCATACAGAAGGTTCTGGTTCTACTCTCCCATCCTTTCTTTGATCAAAAGCTTTATTTAAAAACCATTTCTCTTTTTTACTCTCCCACCAAAACCATACCTTTTGCCATGACTTAGGTTTTTTCATATAAACTTTATTACCTTTATCCATGTGAGCAATAAATTGTTTATATGTAATGTCTTTATCTGCCATTTTGATTTGCTTCTTTTATTGCAATCTTATGGATCTTTTCTTCCAATACAAATTTCTTTTCATCTAATTTGTTTGCTATTTCTAATTGATTAGCAATCCTCTCCAGTACCGATGTTAGTTTTGGAATGTCTTTTTCCAATAATTTACGACCCATACCTGTTCTTAAAAATTCTGACATAAT